CCTTCGGCAGTAGGCAAGAATGTTACCGCAAACGCATTGTTACGACTGCGTAGCTCACGAAAGTTTTCAGGTTTTTTTGCACCAGCATAATAACCACGCTTATACTCTTCGTTCATTGTTTCAACATCATTATCAATGACTGCTTGCGTGAACGTAGGAAACTTACCTTTTGCAGATCCCAGATTATACTCAAAGTCTAGGAGCATTTCTCGACGATTTTGATCAAGGTCTTCGTATGTGTCTTCGCCAATAGAACGTTTTAACGACTCTTCTTTTTTTTCAAGATCCTTTAACATAACTTCACGGGCTTGCTCAGGAGTCATATTGTAAATATCAAAACCGTACACCTTACCTTCTTCTAGTTCCTTGTCAGTGAGCTTGTGTCCAAACCCAACAGTAGGATTACCGCCTTCAGGAGAATCGTGTAACGCAGGAGCATCACCTCGCAAAAATGCACCGTGTTCTTGTTCCATCAAATAGTTTATGAACTTTTCTGAATACTTACTCATGATCTATGATATCTCCATCCACGTCTTTTGTCTCAACAACTGTCTCACTACCTACACCAGAGATAGTAATGTTAACAGCCGCACGAGAACCATTTGCATCTTTTTCAAAATAACTAACAGGCAACATGCGATCCATCAATAGTTTCCATGCCGCCGCTTGATTTTTATGCTCATCGTCTAATGCCGCATTTAGTATTGAGTCAACAACTTTACGGGACTTAGGCGATGCAAGTAATCTTGCTTTAAATTCGTTGATAGCCGCCGCATCTCCTGCGGGTCTTCCTACTTTACCTCTGTTGCCTGCCTTTTTTGACTCAACATCAGTCTTAGGGGGTCTACCTCTACGTTTTTTAGGTTGAGTATTCTCAGTCATCCTGTACTCTATGTAGTTACGCAACAAGAAATGCAAGAGATTATAACTTAAATATAATATTCTCTTGCGAACTATCTCAAGAGGATGATATCTATTGCAAGTTGTATGATATTGTCTCTTGCGTCTCTCTTAAGAGCCATTATTGTATCATACTTTGAAGCAAATGTCAAGTACTTTTAACATAATCAGTGCAGATTCTCCCCGTCCTTTTCTCTGGCGGGTTTCAGCTAGTAGTCCTCCGCAGAGCGCATTTGATTTTTAGTAATAATATCAACACACTTAACAGTGCAAGAGCATATAAACATATCTTTATATTTAGATATCCTAATTTCACCTTTTTTGTGTCTGAGTAGGTACACTATCGCGCCGTTGACAGATGTGCCCTCCCCCGCCCCTTCGATATTGGCACGGTTGTTGCATGCGAAAAACTGGCACGATTCTTGTCTCAACAGAATGTCAAATAGTTTCTGACTATGGAAGTGTGTGGGTCTATGTAGTAGCCACTATGGATAAAATCTTAATAGCCCACCCTTATCACCCCAGTACTATCGATAGTAACAAACAATGCATTAATCATGATTAATTTCGGAACTATCAGCACTAACCGCTGTCTAAACTAGTAAGCAAAGGGAAAAAGCCTGCGCTACTGTTAAGCATGATTAACCAAGAGGATAGAAACATGAACGTAACAGAACACGCAAAGAAACTAGCTACCGCATTCGGTGGCGTTGAGCGAGCGAACCAGAAGGTAGTAGCGAACATTCGGGATTTCATCAATGAGTCAGCGATGTCCACGAACTTGATCGAAAACTATCTTAAGGAATTCGGCGACAATGCAAAGGGAAAGATCAAAGACTCAAGTCTAAAAGTGTACAAGAGTCAGGTTAAAAAGATTCTGAATCTTGCAATCGATCACAAGCAACAGGTTCTGGATAAGGCAAGCGATGCAGGTAACCTAAACCAATGGTATCAAGCATGTCTTGAAAAGACTCCTGCAAAGCGTAATGCAACGACCAAGGTTAACAAGCCTAAGGCAGAACCATTACCGAAACTGGGTTCAGAGGATAAAGAACCAAGCGAGACGACTAGCCCGATTGATCAATTCAAGACGGCACTACGAGCGATGCTTGATGCGGGTATGAGTCTGGATCAGATCCAAGCGATCATCGATGCAGAGACCAAGGTAGCGGAAGCCGCCTAACCACCAAGACCTGAGCAAGTCTATAAACTGCTCTACTTATTAAGCATGATTAATCTGGAGACATTTGTGATGTTAGATTTATTTGCAGTGATTGTGATTGTCACAGCCTATTGTACATTCTTAGCCATTGGTGCATTCATTTGTGAGAAGGTGTTCAAGCTATGACGTACCATGATTTTATGACTAACCATTTGCTAATTGAAGCAATACAGACTGCAGTACTTTGTGTTGTGGTCATCTATATGATAAAGGAGAGTAACCATGAGTAAACTTTGTGAACAAGCAATGAAGGTGTGGATTCAGATCGTTGATGAGAACATTCGTGATCTGGATCGAGTCAAAGAGCGTTCGCTTAACTATGATGGCAAGTATCACCCACGTTTTGATACTGAGTGTGTAGGAGCATACTGGGCTTTGCGTGGCATGATTACTGACGAGCGTTCATATGTTGAGACATACGAGCGTATGGATCAGTATTTCAATGCCAAGTGTATAAGCATTTTCGAGGCATTCTATTCAATCACAGATGACGAGGAGTAATGTTGTGAGCTTTCAAGATGTAAACCCAGTTATCAATGCATTCATGCAGAAGTCTTCACTGCACATGCAGGACGGAATCATGTTTGTTGTGTTGTCTGTCAAGACACCATTCCATACCATGTATAGTCAGATGCAGGACTATCGCAAACACGGACTGTCATCCAAGTATGTGTGGGGTTTCAAAAAGCAGACGCTTGAGTATCTCTTGGACAACCGTGATCAGTTGTACAGAGACTTGATGCAGATGTGGACTGACGATTGGGGCGACATGCGTACTGGTAAGCACGAGCGTGACAAGCAGATGATGTTGCGACTCACGGAAGTGCCCGGACTTGGTATGGTCAAGGCAGGCTTTGTCATGCAGATGATGTTCGGACGAGTCGGTTGTATTGATGTGCACAATCTCCGCCGCTTCCACAAGATTGATCAGAAAGACATCACGTTTACGAAGATGGCGAAAGATACCACCAAGTTGCAGAAGATCACCAATTATGTGAACATTTGCAAAGGTAACCGCAATACCCAGAAGCTGTGGGATTCGTGGTGTGAGCAGTTGGTGGACAAGCGTTGCAACCGTGGTAAGTTTGAGTCGGGGTACGATGTATCAGTATTCCATCTTGAGTCTTTAGTTGGAGTGAAGATATGATTATAGCAATTCAATACATCAATGTACACGAAGCCGAAGCAGGCATACCGTTGTGTTGCGGTGAAGTGGTACACATAGAAGGCGAAGATGAGTCACATGTTTGGATTAAGTTCAGGCATTGGGCAGATATCAAAGAGGAAGAAGTTTACGATTGTCACATCGTTGGAGGTGAAAAATGAAGTACAGGATATTGACAACAGCGGTTGCAACATTTGAGATCTTTGTTGATGCAGAGTCACAGCAAGATGCAATCGACAAGGTGTTTGATGGTGATTACGATCCAAAGTATGAGAATCCAGTTAATTATGGTAATGAAGAAGTGTTAGACATTTGGGAGATTAAAGATGAAAGCAGTACTAGTTGATCCGTACACACGGACTATTGAGAATGTAGAAGTCAATGACTACAAGGACATCAGCAAGCATTTGCAATGCGACATATTCAGTTCTGGTGGTTATGACGAGGGTGGTGATGCCATCTATGTGAATGACGAAGGACTGTATACAGAGACTGAGTTTGTGTATATGCCAGACGTATACCCTGATCCGTATGCAGGCCGTGTGTTGTTCCTTGGTATAAATAGTCACAACGGCGAGTCACAGGATGCGTGGTTGGATGCTGAGGATGTGGCTGACATTGACCACAGGTTCATGACTCGTGATGAAGTTGGTCGGATGTATGGGGTGATGTATGTATCGTGATGGCGCTGAGTATTATGCGACTCACTACTGGTGGGATTTTTATGACCGTGAGTATACAATAGTTGCTCGATGGAAGTTTGAGAAGGGTGGTGATATACCTGACTCGTGGTACTTGGAGGACTGGGAGGTTGAGAGTGTTGATCCAGACAATTCTCCATTCTCATACATCTATGATCCCAAGGTGATTGAGAGATCAATACTGAGCGATGGGGTTCCTGAAGGATTGGTTGAGGTGGATAACGTATGACTAGGTATTTCCTGACATCACAGATTGTTGACGATCTTTTGGCAATGGATATGGTTGATGAAGAGTTACAATCAGCCGCAGTAACACGCTTGCAATCTCTTGAAGATCAAGTCAGATACTTGTCTCAACGTGTTGATTTAGCTGAGAAAGTAATTGGTGAACTGTATCTTATACAAGAGGAGTCAACACGATGATAAAGAAACGTAGTGATACATCGCTGATCAACTTCATGCACAACTACCAAGTGTCTGTGCGGTATGAAGGTACACGTTGGGTTGCAACGACTGAGAACCACATGGGTCAAGGTAACACCGTCCGATCTGCACTGGAAGACTTGGAGTGCAACAAGGTTGTGAACAGCGATGGCTAGTTGTATGCACAAGCATTATCACGGTGAGCGATTGCATTCGTCAAAGCTCACTGCTGATGATGTCAAGTTGATTGATGCGCTGTTGTGTGATGGTATCAAGCAGAGTGTGATTGCACGCAAGTTTGATGTGTCGCGCAACGCCATCTGCGACATTGCCAATGGCAGAACTTGGAAGCAAGTAACAGGAGTAGCATATGAGTGAAGGGTGGTCAAAGGATGAACAGCGTTTGTTGGTTGAACTTTGGAACGAAGATCTCTCAACAAAAAAGATTGCTGAAGGATTAGGTAAGAGCTTTTCATCTGTCAAGATGTATATTCAGCGACATCGTAAAGAGTTAGGACTTGACAGACGGCTTGTCAAGAAGGCTCGCGCAAGTTCAGGTAGACCTGAGTTTGACAAGGAGTGGTACGGTAGTGTACCCTATCTGCACTGGTCTATTACAAAGGCTTGGAGATGCCAATGAGTGTAAGCAAAGCGTTCCTGATCTATGCAATCATCATTGGCTGTGCATTGATTGGGAGGTATTTAAATGAGATGCATGGGATGTAATCGAGAGTTGACTGACTTTGAAGCGACTCGCAGGTACGGTGACACAGAAGAGTTTATTGACATGTGTAACGATTGTTTCAAGCACACTGGAATCAAAGCTGTTGAGCGTCCTGACCTGATGAGTATCTCAGATGTGATCCAAATTGACGAGGAGGAAGATTCATGATACAATATTTATCTTTAGAGATTGCAAGAGGTATTCTTAATTATGATTGATAACTTAGATATCCCTTACGAAGAGTTTACTCTAGCGATGGAAGAACATAACTGTCATACAACTCTTGTAGACACAACGAACATGATCTATAAGTATGGACTGTTGCGTGTACTCAGATCGCTGAGTGATTATTGTGCTGATCCAAAAGAAGCGTATGCTCTTGCGGTGATGGCTGAGTTTTACAAGGAGAACGAACGTGCCTTTTGTGAAGATGCACCAGCCGTGCAATGATTGTGGATCGAGTGATGGTCTGTCGATCAACGACGATGGATGGACGCATTGCTTCGCCTGTGACCAACGCAGGCCGCCTGAGAGCGACGATTACGCCACAACCCATAGGGAGATACCAGTGGAAGCAAAACAATTGGATACAGAGTCCAAGAATTACTTTAACGATGAGTCGATCTATCGAACCATCATGGAGAGAGGTATCAGCAGTGACACTGCCAAGACATACAAATGCTACAAGGATATGGCTGGCGACTATCATTTCGGCTATGCTGTGTCGGATGGTAATGTCATTGCTGAAAAAGTACGCACAACAGACAAGGGCTTTCGTGTCGCAGGTGACTGGAAGAGTGCCAATCTATATGGTCAGCATCTCTTCAGTAAGGGCGGTAAGTTTGTCACACTGGTCGAAGGTGAGTTCGATGCAATGGCGGCATACCAGATGCTTGGGTCTAAGTATCCCGTAGTATCTATCCGCAACGGTGCATCTAGTGCGGTCAAGGATGTGCAGAAAAACTACGAATGGCTCGACTCATTCGACAATGTGGTGGTGTGCTTTGACGGTGACGAGCCGGGTCAGAAGGCGGCATCACAGGTGGCTGAGATGTTTGGGTCAAAGGCCAAGGTGTTCAAGCATCTCGATGGTATGAAGGATGCGTGTGACTATCTGCAGAACAAGAAGATGAAGGAGTTCACTGACAAGTGGTGGTCTTCTGAACAGCATGTCCCTGATGGCATCATTGTCGGTAGTCAGTTGTACGATGATGTGATGAAGCCTCTTGCACCTGCTGACTGTGAGTATCCATTCAAGGGTGTCAATGATCTGACCTACGGTATCCGCAAGGGTGAACTGGTGACGATTACGGCAGGATCAGGTCTGGGTAAGTCTCAGTTTGTGCGTGAGATTGTGTGGCATGTACTGAACAAGACTGAGGACAATCTAGGTCTTATGTTTTTGGAGGAGTCTGTACGCAAGACAGGTCTATCAATGATGTCACTTGCGGCGAGTCAGCCACTGCATCTACCAGACTCAGACGCAACAGCAGAGGAGAAGCAGGATGCTTTTGCTAAAACCTTGGGAACTGAACGGATCTATCTGTTCGATCACTTTGGAAGTACTAGCGTTGATAACATTATCAATCGTGTTCGTTATCTTGCCAAAGGACTGGGTTGTACCTATGTCTTTCTCGATCATATTAGTATTGTGGTATCGGCTCAGGCCAGTGGTGATGAACGCAAAGCAATCGACGAGATCATGACCAAGTTGCGTATGCTTGTACAAGAGACAGGCGTAGCCTTGATTGTGGTGTCACATCTCAAGCGTCCTGAATCTAAGGGGCATGAGGAAGGTGCGGCGACATCACTGGCACAGTTGCGTGGGTCTGGTTCTATTGCTCAGTTGTCTGACATGGTGATCGGCCTTGAGCGGAATGGTCAGGCAGAGGATGAGACTGAGCGCAACACAACCAAGGTGCGTGTACTCAAGAACAGATTCAGTGGTACGACTGGGCCTGCATCTAACTTGCTTTACTCTAAACAAACAGGTAGAATGATTGAAGTAAATGAGGAGGAATTATAATGGAAAGCGACTGCTGTGGTGCAACCTTGTTGTATTTTGAAAATGATTTAGGTCTCTGTAGCGATTGTAAGGAATGGTCTGGCCCAATCGAAGAAGAGGACGAAGATGAATGAAGGCATTGGTACTCGATATTGAGACCAACCTTGCACACGATACCATATGGTGTTGTGTTACTCAGTGGGCAGGCGACGAAGGTTGTCTTGTTCACACTGAGTCAGATCACTTACAAGCTGTCATAGATCAGGCAGACGTAGTGGTTGGACACAACATCATGGGGTTTGATGGGCCAGTACTGTCTCGTTTATGGAACGTAAAGATTCCACTGAGTAAAGTGCGAGACACACTGGTCATGTCAAGGCTATGGAATCCACAGTTGGAGGGTGGTCATAGTCTGCGTGCATGGGGTGAGCGTCTTGGTGATTACAAGGATGACTTCACTGACTTTGACGGTGGACTCACGCAAGAGATGGTGAGCTACTGTATGCAAGATGTAAACGTAACTGTACAGTTGTTCAGGAAGTTAACACGCGAGTTACAAGACTACGGTGACAGCGTAGACTTAGAGCATAGTATTGCGTTTATCATGAAGAAGCAGGAAGACAATGGGTTTCAACTTAATGTACCGGAGGCTGTCTCTTTACTGGCTCAACTTAAAGATCGCATGTCTGATATTACAGACGCAATGCAAAATATTTTCCCTCCAATTGTTGAGGAGCGTTGGTCAGAGAAGACAGGCAAGCGTCTCAAAGACAAGGTTACCGTATTCAATGTGGGATCAAGGAAGCAGATCGCAGAGAGATTGCAAGAGCGGGGTGTCAAGTTCACTAAGCATACTGAAAAAGGTAGTGCCATTGTGGATGAGACAACACTTAAAGAGATCGACTTACCTGAAGCGCAGGTGATCGCTGAGTATTTGATGTTGCAGAAGCGTGTTGGTCTGATCGACTCATGGCTAGAACATGTCGATGAAAACACGAATCGTGTACATGGCAGGGTGATTACTAATGGTGCTGTGACTGGACGCATGACGCACCAAAAACCCAACATGGGTCAAATCCCCAGTGTCAACAGTGAGTATGGTGCTGAGTGTCGCAAGTTGTGGACTGTACAGAGTGACAACCTGCTCGTGGGTACAGACCTCAGTGGTATTGAGTTGAGATGTCTTGCGCATTACATGCAAGATCCTGAGTGGACAGAGGAGTTATTGAATGGCGATATCCATCAGAAGAACGCTGATGCCGCAGGCATTACGAGACCGCAGGCTAAGACTCTTATCTACGCAACTTTGTACGGTGCAGGGCCAGCCAAGATTGGCAGTATTGTCGGGGGCGGTGCGCGTGAGGGGAACGAAGTATTGCAGAACTTTTACCGTAACACCCCTGCGCTATCAAGACTCATGGAGAAAGTTAAGAAGGTGGCGCACAAAGGGTATGTACCGGGCTTGGATGGTCGAAGAATACTGGTGCGTTCAGAACACGCCGCACTTAATTCATTACTCCAAGGATGTGGGGCTATTCTTGCAAAAAAGTGGTGTATTGAAGCGCACAAGGAGTTTAAAAAACAAAGACTATCTGTACAACAAGTTGCATTCGTGCACGATGAGATCCAGATTGAAGCACAGAGACCACATGCGGAAACTGTTGCGTCAATCATGGTAGCCTCTGCTCGCAAGTCAGGAGAGGTGTTGGGGTTTCGGTGTCCTGTAGATGCTGAAGCAAAAATAGGTAACAACTGGTTTGACACACACTAGATTTGTGTGTTATAATATAGGCTTACTTCCTAAAGGAGAAAAGTAAATGTCTGATGTATTTAAACTTGAGAACGTGGAACTCAAGTGGCCTTTCCTTTATGAGCGCAACAAGCTCTCTGGAAAGTATCAAGTCGATCTTGTCAACCTCGACCCATCTCAGGTAGAGGCAATTGAGAAGACTGGCGTGACTGTCAAGCAGAAGGAAGACAAGGGCTTCTATGTCACTTGTAAGTCCAAGAACTACGAGATCACTCCATATGATAAGAACGGTGATGTGATTACCGCTGATATCAAAGTGGGTAACGGTTCTCGTGCAAACTTGATGGTTAAGCCATACTCTTGGAAGTCTCCAACTGGACAGTCAGGTATGTCCTTGGGTATCTCCAAGTTGGTTATAACTGACTTGAACAAGTATGAACCAGAGCCACAGGTAGAAGAAGACACATTGTGATTGCGCTGATTGATGGTGATATCCTCTGCTACCGTATTGGTTTTGCAACACAAGAGGAATCTGAGGACGTAGCTATCCGAACGATGGCTAAGTTCTTGGAAGACATGCTGATGTTTGATCTTGATTGTAATGAGTGGCGTACATATCTCACAGGAAAGACAAACTATCGGCATGACTACGCCATCACAGCACCCTATAAGGGTAATCGCAAGGGAGAGAAACCATTACATCATGGTCTCCTGCGTGAATATCTTCAGTTCTCTTGGGATGGTGACGTGTACGAAGGGATCGAAGCAGACGATGCAATTGCAATCGAGGCTACCAAGTTTGGTGATGAGTCTGTGATTGTATCGTTGGATAAAGATTTCGATCAGGTGCAAGGATGGCACTACAACTTTGTTAACAAGGAAAAGTACTACGTAACCCACGAGGAGGGACTGCTCAACTTCTACTGTCAGTTTCTAGTCGGTGATCGTATCGACAACATTATCGGTGTGCAAGGCATCGGCCCTGTCAAAGCAAAGAAGTTGCTAGAGGGTAAGACAGAGCGTGAGATGTTTGACATCTGCGTAGAGAAGTTGGGCAGTCGTGACCGTGCAATTGAGAACGGCATCCTGTTGTATCTACAACGAAGAGAAGGACAGATATGGAGTCCACCGGATGAAGACGCAGAGCGCAAAAGCTAAAGGGCGTAAACTCCAACAGTGGACTCGTGATCAAGTCTTAGAAACTTATCCACACTTGGAAGAGGACGATGTTAGATCAACCAGTATGGGTGTCAGTGGTAGTGATGTTCAACTTAGCCCTTTGGCTCGTGAGTCTTTTGATTACGATGTCGAATGCAAATCGCTTGCAAGAGTTGGAGTTTACCGTTACATCGATCAGTGCGAGAATAGGGGTGATACACAGCCGCTTGTCATCGTTAAAGAAAACAGAAGAAAGCCTCTTGCAGTCCTAGACGCAGAACATTTCTTCGATTTATTGAGAAAGGTTAATCATGATTAAACACATGGTCATACCTGACACGCAAGTGAAACCGGATAATCCGACATATCATTTGCGTTGGGCAGGACAATATGCCGTAGAGAAAAAGCCTGATGTAATTGTACACATTGGGGATCACTTTGATCTACCTAGTTTATCAACCTACGATGTTGGCAAAAAGTCCTTTGAGGGCAGACGCTACATCAACGATATAAATGCAGGTATCGACGCAATGCAAGAGTTCCTTGACCCTATTCGTAAGGAGCAAGATCGGCTGAAGCGCAACAAAGAGAAGCAGTGGAATCCTCGATTGATCTTTACCTTGGGTAATCATGAGTATCGTATTGCTCGTGCAATCAATGCCGATCCTAAGTTAGAAGGCTTAATGTCATTCAATGATCTGTATTTAGAAGAAATGGGATGGGAGGTTTATGATTTCTTACAGCCTGTTGTTGTCGATGGTGTGTGTTACAGCCATTACTTTGTTAGTGGTGTTATGGGACGACCAGTAAGTTCATCAAACGCACTACTTACAAAACAGCACATGAGTTGTGTGATGGGGCATGTTCAGGATCGCTCGATTAGTTACGCAAGACGTGCTGATGGTAAACGTATCACTGGATTATTCGCAGGTATATTTTACACTCACGATGAAGAGTACTTGAATCCACAAACGAATGGATCATGGTCAGGTGTCTGGATGTTGCATGAGGTCAACGATGGATCATTTGACGAGATGCCAGTATCAATCAATTATCTAGCAAAGAGGTATGTATAATGTGGTTTGATGAGAGTAATGATAAAATTCATGTAAGGTTATCAATCAGTTTGTACGACAAAGAAACTATTATTGATAATCAGTATGATGACGATACAGAGTGGTGGCATATTTTAAATGATCTTGTCTCAACACTGGAAGCATCATACGGCTACGCCTTTGACATCGAAGAGTTTGGTATTACTTATAAAGGTAAATCTAATGGTGGATCTAATTCAGATGACTAGAGACCATCAAGTAGGTGGCGAGCATTACATTGACAAAGACGTACAACCTTGGGATGCAATGGAGTCTTGGATGACTGAAGAACAGTACAAGGGATTCATGTTAGGTAATGTAATTAAATACATAGCTCGCTTTCAAGACAAGGGAGGTAGATATGATCTGGAAAAAGATCAACACTACCTTGACAAATGCTTAGAACTATGGTAAAATAGATGCTTACGCTTGAAGATATTAAAGACAAACTCAAGCAGTTGGATGAGGTGACTCTGATGGAGACGTTAGAGATCACCTCTGACGACTTGGTAGATAGATTTTCCGATCTAATCGAACAACAACAAGACACACTGGAGTTACAATTCGATGACCACACACCTTGGGATAACGATTGATGTTGAACGAGACCTTCACCTCAGTGATCAAGCAACTACGCTCATGCGTGACTACTACATGCTCGATCATGAACAGTCTCCGCAAGAGGCTTTTGCACGAGCTAGTGTTGCGTATTCAGCAGGTGACCTCGACTTTGCACAGCGCATATATGATTATGTGTCAAAGGGCTGGTTTATGTTTGCATCGCCTATCTTATCTAATGCCCCGGAACCCAACGGAAAGGTTACTGGTTTGCCTATTAGCTGTTTCCTTACTTACGTGGGTGACAATCTTGATAGCCTTATTGAGCATAATAGTGAGGTAGCATGGCTTTCCGTAAAGGGCGGTGGTGTCGGTGGGCACTGGTCAGATGTGAGAGGTATCAGCGACAAAGCTCCGGGGCCGATTCCATTCCTGAAAGTAGTGGATGCCCAGATGACAGCGTACAAGCAGGGCAAGACAAGGAAGGGAAGCTACGCCGCCTACATGGACGTAAGCCATCCTGACATTGAAGAGTTTGTAAACATTAAAGTAGCCACTGGTGGTGATATCAACCGCAAGTGTTTGAATTTATTTAACGCAGTGAACATCACAGATGAGTTCATGGAGGCAGTAATCAATGGTAACCAATTCAATCTTACAGACCCGCACACAGGAATTGTTAGAGATACAGTCGAAGCTCGCAAGCTGTGGCAACGAATCCTTGAAGCTCGCTTCAGAACTGGCAGTCCATACCTTAACTTTATCGAC